GGCCCCCTAATGGGGCCTCCCCGGCGCTCACTTGTGCGCTGTTGTGATTCAGCACACCACCACCGGAGTGTGTCTCCGGTCCTCCATGTAGGGATTGTCCATGGGCATCACCATAACCCAAACGAGACCGGTCGTGACTAGCGTAAGTTCTACGCGTGTCATCGGCCCAGTCCCGTTCGAACAGAACCTCGATAACCAGAGGTTTCTGGGCGTTGGTGCTGCTCTGCAAACCACCACCAGTTATCGTTCTGGTGGGTCCCTGCCGAGCGACGAAGAAGTCGACGCGACCCAGGCAGAATCCGGCTCGTGGGCAAGTTCCACTGCTGCCCTCGGTGACCAGAGAATGCGTGGTCCGCGTTCGTCCTTCGATACAGGTCACCCTTTCTCTACCGAGAAGAGGTATGTGGAGAATTTCACCACATACTCGTCTATCCGGCAAGAAGGGGTGGTTACTTACCTGTATGATGGTGCTGTAAGGCCGAGCCAAACTATTGCTAGTTTGCCTCGGTTCTACTCGCCCGAGCCGTTTGATGCGGCTTATTGGGGGAGTAGAGCTATCGCCTCATGTGCACCTTCTCGTCCGGCAGCGTCCCTCCTCACGGCGATTGGAGAGCTCAAGAGGGAAGGGCTTCCAGCCCTCCCCTTGTTTAATACCATAAAGGGAAAGGGATCACACGGAGCTTTTGGCTCCGAGTATCTCAATTCCGAGTTTGGTATTAAACCGCTCTTACGCGATCTCCGCGAATCGGCTGGTGCGATCCTAGCCTTGAAGAAGCTAGTCGCCCAGTACGAGAGGGACTCCGGCAAAGTTATTCGCCGGAGGTTTAGGTTCCCTGTCAGTCGGGATACCATCTTTATTGGTACTCGGACTGACATGCCAGTAAGTCCATTGACCAACCACGGCGGAATTAAGCTGTGGAAGGATTCCAATGGTAACTTACTGAGCAGTGTGGACTGCAGGCAATCTGAAACCTTATCTACCTTTAGGTATATAAGGTTCTCAGGCGGCTTTCTCTATAATTCCGTTGTTCCCGATGGGGGACGACAGGCAATTCTAGAGCATGCCAGGGAAGCTCTTCACTTCCTTGGTCTTGAGCTTACGCCCAAGACCGTCTGGGACCTGCAGCCATGGACATGGTTATTAGACTGGCAATGGAATATTGGTTCTCTTATGGAGAATCTTTCCATTTTCCAGTCTGATGACCTGGTTCTCAAATACGGATACATTATGTGCGAGGATCGTCTTCGCCATAGTGTCGTAGCTGAGAAGACTACCGTGACCAAATCTGGTCCGGCTGGTCCCTTCGCCATCGATTACGTTACAAAACGTAAATTGAGGGTGAAGGCCAATCCCTACGGATTTTCCATTGTTCCGGGCGGATTTTCCGACCGTCAATGGAATATCCTTGGCGCTCTCGGTTTAACGAGAGCACCTAAGACCCTCTCCTGAATGGGAGGGTCGTTCCCGAGGAGCTTCATCAGGAGCTTCTCTCATGCTGCCCTAGTGGTAGCTTATACGTAAGGACAGTGTCTGATGGCTCTCTCGGAACCGATCAATGTCACCTTGCTCGGAACTGCCCGCACGCTTGCGCGTGTGGGGACGGGGATGAACGAGGGTTCCTTCTCTGAAGGATCCCGCGACTCTTCCGTCGTGGTGCGTCACTCCTACAATGGTAGGAGAGTCCGCCGTCAGTTCCGGCTTGATCTCGCCCGCGTTGCTGCCGATCCGTTGGCCCCGTCGACGAACGCTACCTCCACGATGTCAATGTACATCGTGGCGGACGTTCCTCTTCTGGGGTTCACGGTCGCGGAGCAGGTTGGCGTCTTTGGGTCCCTGTCCGGGATCCTGACTGCCAACACGAACGCGGTTGCCACCAAGTGGTTGGGTGGCGAGAGTTAGTGGCATTGTAGGACCGGTACCGAGACATCAGACTAGGGACGACTAGCCTTTCAGAAGGAAGGTAGCCGTGAAAAGCCTGATGCTGTACCTGCGTACGCTCCTTCAGGAAATGGAGGAGTTGTGTAGCGTGAGCGCCGCTCATGATTGGAAAACAATCATGAGGCGTGTCGAACACGAGGGGTTATCGTTTCTTACGATAACCCTCCCCTCCTTTTGCAAGGACTTTGAACAGGCCCTTGCTCTAGGCGGTGTGGCTCCCAGTCACTTCGAGAGTTTTTCCCGTCGTGAGTGTCTCCCCCGATTCCTCGGAGGTTTCACGGAGCTTGTGTTCGACCGTGCATCCGGTGTGTTGCTGAAGGAACCTTCAGTGGACGCGATCTTCGCTGTTCGTCAGATTACTCTGACTTTCAGTAAGATCAATCTCCCGTGTAGTGATACACGGAAGAAGCGGGCACTCGAACAGTACCTTCAGTGTGAATGGGAACTTGAGAGAGATCTGGAAGCGGTATATCCGAGTCTTTGGGCTCGGTACAACCGCATCGCGACTCTCCTGTGGTCTGGCGTCAGACATGACGTTCTCCAATCCATCCGGAAAGGGGAATTCAGACCACGGCACGGTCCTGGCTCAACCGCCGACTCACTTTTGGGAAACCAGAAGTGGGCCGTTAGCGATTGGCCAGAACGTTTGGAGGCCGAATTCGACATTGTGTCTAATTTGGCACCAAATGAGAGGTATGTTTCGTACCTCTCCGATGTCAAGTTCTCTGAACCCGGAGAAGAGCAACCTGTAAAGGTTACTCTTGTTCCTAAAACGCTCAAGACTCCACGAGTGATCGCGATGGAACCTACTCACATGATGTACGTGCAGCAGGGACTATACGCGCTTATCTCGGAAGCGATCCACAGGGATGAACTCCTGCGATCCTTCATCGGATGGGACAGTGCTGAGCCTAACCAAAGCTTAGCTTGTCTTGGCTCCCGTGATGGGAGCCTTGCCACGCTGGATCTCAGCGAGGCATCCGATCGAGTCTCGACTCTGCATGTACGAGGTCTTTTCCCAGGCTGGGATGATCCTCTCGTGAGGAAAGTCATGGCCTGTAGATCTCGGAAGGCAGAGGTTCCTGGTTACGGGGTTATACCCTTAACCAAGTTCGCGTCGATGGGTTCAGCTCTCACCTTTCCCTTGGAAGCGATGGTGTTCTTAACCATTGTCTTCCTTGGGATTGAGCAAGAGCTCAACACCCGGTTGACTCCGAGAGACATTCAGTCCTTTCGGAATCACGTGCGCGTCTACGGTGATGATATTATCGTTCCCGTAGAATACGCTGTGACGGTCATGAAGACTCTTCACTCTTTTGGGTTTAGAGTCAACACTAGCAAGTCTTTCTGGACTGGGAAGTTCAGAGAGTCTTGCGGGAAGGAGTATTATGACGGCTCGGATGTTTCAGTTGTTCGAGTGCGCCATCTATTTCCTTCTGACCGTCGGCATGCTCGCGAGCTACAAGCGATGGTTGCGCTTCGCAATCAGCTGTACTTTGCTGGCTGCTGGCGTACTGCTCGCTGGTGTGATCTATATCTGGAGCGGTTAATCCCGCTCCCGACTGTAGATCGCACCGCTCGTGTGCTTGGTCGACACTCCTTTCTAGGGTACGAGACCCAAAGACTGGATTCTTCACTCCATACTCCGTTA